GCATGGGGTGTTAGACTAGGGAATTACAAGCAAGAGTTTGAGACAGACTGGCAAGAGTTTACAAATGAAATGTTAGAGTATTGCGTACAAGACGTAGAGGTTACGCATAATTTATACCAAATAATTTTGGGTAAAAAATATTCGGAAGAATCTTTAAAACTCGAACACGATGTAGCCACTCTTATATCTAAACAAGAAAGATACGGAGTCTTGTTTGATAAAGAAAAAGCAATCAAACTTTATGCTGACTTGTCTGGACAAAGAGACAAGATTAAAAAAGAAATGGAAGAAACTTTTAAACCTATAACAGTTAAAAGAGTTTCAGAAAAAACTGGTAAACAATTAAAAGATAAAGTCATTATATTTAATCCCTCTAGCAGACAACACATAGCTGATAGATTAAAGACTAAGTATGATTGGAAACCAAAAGACTTTACCCCAGATGGTAAAGCAAAAGTAGATGATACAGTTTTAAATAGTTTAGATTATCCAGAAGCAAAACTGTTAGCAAAATATTTTCTTTTAGAAAAAAGAATTGGAATGTTATCAGAAGGTAATCAAGCTTATCTAAAACTAGAACGTAACGGAAGACTACACGGCACTGTTAATACTAACAACGCTGTAACTGGTAGGGCAACAGCAATGAAGCCTAACCTACAGCAAGTACCTTCAGTAAGTGTACCTTACGGAAAAGAATTTCGAGAACTCTTTACAGTACCAAAAGGTAAAGTGTTAATTGGAATAGATGTAAGTGGACTTGAGCTGCGATTGCTTGGTCATTACATTGCAAAATTTGATGGTGGTGCATACGCTGACATTGTAGTCAACGGTGATATACACACTACCAATCAACACAATGCAGGTTTAGAAACTAGAGACCAAAGTAAGAGATTTCTGTACGCCTGGCTCTACGGTGCCGGAGTTTCAAAAATCGCAGAGGTAACTGGTAAGACTAACAAAGAAGCTGCGAAAGTTAAAAAGCGTTTCTTAGATAGACTACCTGCTTTAAATAAACTTATCAAACAAGTACAACTTTCTGCTGAACGTGGTTACTTGGTAGGTCTAGACAAAAGACAAATCAAAGTAAGAAATACTTTCAGTGCATTAAACACTTTGTTGCAAGGCGCAGGCGCAGCCGTTTGTAAACAATGGTTAGTTGAGTTTGACAACGCTGTTAAAAACTTTTCTGGAGTTCAACAAGTATTGTGGGTACACGATGAAATACAAGTTGAGTGTGACAGAGAAGAAGCAACAGAAATAGGATTGTTGGCTGTCGAATGTATTAAACGAACTGGTGAACACTTCAAATTAAGAGTGCCTTTAACAGGTGCTTACAAAATCGGAAACAACTGGAGTGAAACACATTAATGAAAAATAGTAAATTTGATATTGATTTAAAGTACGGTCAAGAACGAGAAAAGAAAGTAGTATCGTTACTGGACCAGGACAAAAACAAACTAGAAGTAAAGACAGAAAGAGACTGGTGGGCTAAGACAGGAAACATCGCAATTGAAGTTGAATGTTGGGGCAAACCTAGTGGCTTATCTAAAACTGAAGCAGACTATTGGGTACATATATTAGCAATAGGTAAAGAAGATTATTGCAAATTAATATTTGAAGTACCTAAATTAAAAAAGATAGCTGACAAGTTTAAAGATAACTACAAAATGATTGGCGACCACCATGCAAGTAAGTGCATATTAATTCCTTTAAAAGAATTATTCCAATCAAAAAATTTAACTTAACCAATCCACAGGAGGATATAATCCATGAAGAGAAGACTTTTAATTGATGGGGACATCATAGCTTATAAAGCTTCAACTATGGCAGAGCATAGTATCAAGTGGGAAGACTCAACAGTATGGACATTACACGCTGATGAGAACCACGGAAAATATCTCGCACTATCCGAGATAGAAGATTTAAAAGAAAATCTTAAAGGTGATAGTATTACAATTGCACTAACAGATGGTGTTAACTTTAGAAAAGACATCTTACCTAGCTACAAGGATAATCGTAAAGAGAAACGTAAACCTTTAATATTAGGGGCAATTAGAAAATGGTTAATTGATGAGTATGACGCAATCATTTATCCAAACTTAGAAGCAGATGATGTTCTAGGTATTTTAGCTACACAACCACAAAAGAAAGAAGAACGTATTATTTGTTCACTTGATAAAGACCTTAGACAAATTCCAGGTAAACTTTCTCAAGACGGTAGAACAATACAAAAACTTTCTAAAAGAGATTGTGACCACTGGCACATGATACAAACATTAACTGGTGATTCAGTTGATGGATTTTCTGGTTGTCCAAAAATCGGAAAAGTTACAGCACAAAAAATACTTAAAGATAAAAAGTTACCACTTAAAGAACAGTGGGAACTAGTTGTCAAAGCATATGCCAAAGAAGGCTTACTAGAACATGACGCTTTTCAACAAGCTCAAGTTGCTAGAATTTTAAGACACGGTGAATACAACAAAAAGACTGGTGAGGTGACTAGATGGCAGATTTAATTAAAGAACCACCTCACTACACGCAACATAAGATTGAACCAATTGATTTTATAATTGCTAACAATTTAGATTTTTGTACTGGCAACGTAATTAAATATTTATTGAGACACAAAAAGAAAAACGGTGTTCAAGATTTATTGAAAGCTAAACAGTACATAGATTTTATTATTAATAAACAACTCAAGAATAAGGAATAGGAAACAACATGGATTATAGTAAGGACTCATTATTATCAGACGCAGGTTTGAGAATATTAAAGGATAGATATTTAACAGAGGAAGAGCAAAGTCCTCAAGAAGCATTCTATAGAGTATCTAAAATATTTTCAGATGATTCTGCTATGGCTGATAGAATATATTCTTACGCTTCTAATCTATGGTTTATGTTTTCTACTCCTATTCTGACTAATGGAGGAACTAAAAGAGGAATGCCTATTTCGTGCTTTCTTAATTATGTTCCAGACAGTCGAGTTGGATTAACAGAACACTACACAGAGAACGCTTGGTTAGCTACAGTGGGTGGAGGAATCGGTGGACATTGGGGACACATAAGAAGTGACGGAACATCAACTTCTGGTGGCTCAATATCTACTGGCTCAATTCCATTCATGCACATTGTTGACTCAGAAATGTTGGCGTTCTCTCAAGGTAAAACAAGAAGAGGAAGTTATGCAGCATATCAAGATATATCCCATCCAGAAATTGAAGAGTTTATCGAAATGCGTAAACCTAGTGGTGGGGACGTTCATCGTAAATGTCTCAACCTTCATCATGGTATTAATGTTACTGATAAATTTATGTCTGTTATTGACAATTGCACTACTGACCCTAGTGCCGATGATACTTGGGAACTTATTGACCCACATACAAAACGAGTGGTTAGAAAAGTCTCTGCTAAAAAATTATGGCAAAAAATTCTTGAGACTAGAGTGGCGACTGGTGAACCTTACGTCTGTTTCATTGACACAGTCCAAAAGTCTTTGCCGGAGTCTCAGAAGAAAATTGGATTAAAAGTACATCACTCAAATTTATGTAGTGAAATTACATTACCAACAAACGAAGAACGAACAGCCGTGTGTTGTTTGTCTTCACTTAACTTAGAAAAATATGATGAATGGAAAGAAGACAATAATTTCATACCTGACGTGGTTAGGTTTCTCGATAATGTCTTGGAGTATTTTATTAATAACGCTAGTGATAGTTTACACCGTGCTAAGTATTCTGCTATGCGTGAACGTAGTATTGGATTGGGGACAATGGGTTTCCATTCGTATCTCCAAAGTAAAAACATACCTTTCGCAAGTGCTTTAGCTAAAGGACAAAACTTATCTATATTTAGAAACATAAAAAAACAAGCACTAGAAACTTCACGTAGACTCGCTGAAGAAAGAGGCGAAGCACCAGACATGGAAGGCACTGGTTTACGTAATGCACATTTATTGGCAATCGCACCAAACGCAAGTAGCAGTATTATTTGTGGTAGCACTAGTCCTTCCATCGAACCAGTAAGAGCAAATGTTTATAGTCAGAAAACTATGAGTGGTACTTTTTTAATGAAAAATAAATACTTAGAAAAACTACTTAAAGAAAAAGATATAGACAATGAAGAGACATGGAAAAGTATTGTATCTAAAAGAGGTTCGGTAAGACATTTAAAAGAATTATCTGATTGGGAAAAAGATGTATTTGCTACAGCTATTGAAATAGACCAAAGATGGATTGTTGACTTGGCTGCTGACAGACAAGAATTTATTTGTCAGTCTCAAAGCTTAAACATTTTTGTACCTGCGGATGTTAACATTAAAGATTTACATATGCTTCATCTTTCAGCATGGAAGAAAAAATTAAAGACTCTTTATTACTGTCGTTCAGAAGCAATTAAAAGAGCAGAAATAATTTCAACTAAGATAGAAAGGAAAGTTAGACCAGACGCAGAAGAGTGTCTAGCTTGTGAAGCTTAATGGCAAAGAAGAAAAATAATTTATTATCAAATGACGTAGCACATGAGACTAGGTCTAAATATAAAAAGACTAGCATTGGTGGAAGACCAAGCACAAGTATGATGAATAAAAAGAAAAGACAAGGAAGGAATAGAAAGCAATTGAAAAATAGAGGACAAGGAAAATGACAGACAGCAGTATATTTGACAACTTCAACAAACCAAAAAAGAAATGTTGTGGGTGTCATAAAAAGAAAGACAAACAAAGTGTACTCTGGACAGTTTACCATACGGTTTTAGCTGTAGAGTTAGCAATAATTATTTTAATAGAAGGGATAGAACTACTAGGATGAGTTTATTAAAAGCAAGGGAATATTACAAACCGTTTCAATATCCGTGGGCTTTCGAAGCTTACGACCAACAACAAAAAATGCACTGGTTACCAAGTGAAGTTTCACTAGCAGAAGATGTACGAGATTGGAATGAAAGATTAAGCACTAAGGAAAAGAATTTAATAACACAAATATTAAAGTTCTTTACGCAAGGTGATGTCGACATTGCTCAAGCGTACCTTGATAATTATATTCCTAAATTTAAACCACCAGAAATTAGAATGATGTTATCTTCTATTGCAACAAGTGAAGCTAATCACGCACATTCATATTCATTATTAAATGACACAATTGGTTTACCAGACACAGAGTACAAAGCATTTCAAGAATACAAAGCTATGTCAGACAAACATGATTATCTTTTTAGAAGTAAAGGTGAAGGTGTTGAAGGTATGGCTAGAGAACTTGCAACGTTCTCAGCATTCGGAGAAGGATTGCAGCTCTTTGCTTCTTTTGTAATGTTATTAAACTTTCAAAGATTTGGTAAAATGAAAGGTATGTGTCAGATAGTTACCTGGTCCATAAGAGATGAAAGTCATCACGTTGATAACATGATAAAATTATTTCATGCTTTAATAGATGAGAACAAACATATTTGGAATGATGAATTTAAGAAAACTTTATACGATGTTGCAAGAGACATGGTATCATTAGAAGATAAATTTATAGACTTAGCCTTTGAACAAGGTGGAGTAGAAGGTATTGAGCCAAACCAAATTAAACAATACATACGACATATAGCTGACAGAAGACTATTACAATTAGGATTAAAACCTAATTTTGCTGTCAAAGATAACCCATTGCCTTGGCTTGATTGGGTTTTAAATGGCGTAGAACATACAAATTTCTTTGAAAATCGTGCTACTGAATACACAAAAGGAAGTATGACAGGAGATTTGTGGGGCTAATAGTACCCATATTAGAAGGAAAAAGATATGAACCCATTAGACGACATTCAATTACCTTACACGGTGGAAGAACTTGTTAAAACTTTAGACAAAGTATTTCCAGAAAAAAGTGCTGACTTAAAAGACAGTGAGAGAACTGTTTGGTTTAAGGCAGGACAAAGAAGTGTAGTCAATTGGTTAATTGAATTAAAGAAACGTAACGAAGAAAATTTATTAGGATAGGAGATAACTATGTGTTTTTCATCAACAAAACAAGCACCTGTAGTTACAAGACCTGACCCTAATATTAAATATGTCGATGGGAATATTATGAATCCAAAAGACAGTCCACCAGAGATAGATAAAACTCCGGTGAAGAAACCAGAAAAGAAAAGTAGTGTATCACAATCATCGGATGTGACTACATCACAATCTACTGATTTAACAATACCAACTTATTAAAGGAAGGAAATAACTATGTGTGTAGGAGGAAACAGAAACCCACCCCAACAAGAGACTATTACGCCAGTAAGACAAGCAGTTTCATCAGGCGATGAATTAGCACCTACTATCGAACTAGCTTCTGAAGACGCTATGGAAATAGCAAAGAAGAAGAAATCGAAAAAAGGAACAATAGGTATGCAAACGGATTTAAACATCCCTGGTAGTTCGCAAACAATTATATAGGTAATTTACAATGGCAGATAATTTACATAACACGGCAGAAAGCCGATACAATTCTCTGTCTGAACAAAGAGAACACTTTTTAAATCGTGGAAGACAGTGTTCTGAATTGACGATACCTACTCTAATTCCTGAAAATTCACATACCCCTTCACAAGATTTTTATAGCCCTTTCCAATCAGTTGGAAGCAGAGGTGTTAATAACTTAGCTAGTAAACTCTTACTATTATTACTTCCCCCCAATCAACCATTTTTTAGATTAGCGATACAAGGCAAAGCTAAAGAGCAAGTACAAGAACAACCAGAACTTAAAACGTTAATTGAAAAATCATTAGCAAAAATTGAACGTGACGTTATGGGTAAGATTGAGTCACTTGCAATTAGAGTTCCAATATTTGAAGCTATCAAACATTTAATTGTTGGTGGAAATGTTTTATGTCATATGCCTAAAGAAGGAAGTATGAGAGTATTTCCTCTTAATCAATATGTATGTAAAAGAGACGGTGAAGGAAACTTATTAGAAATAGTTGTAAAAGAAACTGTATCAGTCTTAGGACTAGATGAAGAAGTTAGAGAACAAGTATTACAAATGATGAGTAAAGAAGATGCAAAAGCTGAAACTCATTGTGACTTGTATACACATATTTACAAACTAGGTGATAAGAAATTTTATGTATGCCAAGAAGTTAAAGGAATTAAAATACCTTCATCTGTTGGTGAACACAACGCAGACCAACTTCCATGGTTAGCATTAAGAATGGTACGTGTAGATTCTGAAAGCTATGGAAGAAGTTACGTTGAAGAATTTATCGGTGACTTGAAGAGCCTTGAGGGATTATCTCAAGCGCTTGTAGAAAGTGCCGCTGCGTCAGCTAAAATGGTTTTCTTAGTAAAACCTAATTCTACTACAAAGAAAATGGACATTGCAAAATCTAGAAACGGTGACATTATTTCTGGAAGTAGAGACGATGTATCAGTATTACAAGCAGAGAAATTTTATGATTTACAAACAGTAGAGAAATCAATTGGTAGACTTGAAGAAAGACTAGCATACGCTTTCCTACTTAACACAGCAATTCAACGTCAAGCAGAAAGAGTTACGGCTCAAGAAATTAGATATATGGCTAATGAACTTGAGACTGCTATGGGTGGAATTTATTCTTTATTATCACAAGAATTACAATTACCTTTAGTCGCTCTTCTTATGACAAGAATGGGAAGTAAAAACGAAATACCAAAACTTCCAAAAGGTTCTGTAAGACCAACTATTATAACTGGTGTTGAAGCACTA